GTCTAGCGTTTCAGGATCAGAAGACCTGAATTTACCTGTTACTAGCGATGGTTTATAGCGATAGTCAGCATAGGCCTCATTGAATCCGAAAACATCATTATCGATGTTTGGATCATTTGAGATAAATATCTCTTTGTTTAGTACAGGTTGTTCTCCGAGTGCCTGAAAGGCGGGCATGTAGAAATCGAATCGTGTCTGTCTTGACCACATACGATTTAGCCCTTGCTGATAAGTGATATCGGCATTTACAGAAAAAAATCCGATTATCGTGCAGTGTTCAGTGAATGATTTAGTGAAGCCGTGTCCAGATCCTTGAGCAGTGCCTATACCTGCAAGTTGTCCTTGTGGTTGATCAGGGCTTGCATATGTGGAAGCCACAGGCTGGACATTTAAAGAAGTAGTAGTTCCGCCCAGGTATTCGGGACGGGTTGCACGGAGATCAGGTGATGTTACTCCGAAATGCGATTTTACGATTTCAATATAGCGGGTGCCTGATCGCATATCTTTTTCAAATATGCGTTGTATTGCGAATGATTCGCGTAGTGCATTAATTGTTACAGCAGTTGCCTGAGTGAGATCGGCTAAACCGTCAACTAATTGTAAGCCTGCAGTTGATCCAAATTGAATATTAGCTGCAGGGTCTTGGTTACCCGGAAGGAACATACCGGGAGCAGCTGTTTGCCAGTTTACGTTAGCTAAACTTGGTGTTGTAAGTAGGACATCGTTATCGTCAGATATAATTCTACCGGATACGGGTGCATTGCCACCGATTGGTATAGTAATAGCTTCTGATTTTTGGGGTGCCGGTAGGCATGACGTAAAGTAGTCGTGTCGCTTACCGCGTCTGAGTAATTGATAGTTTGTTAATGGATCTGCAGTATCGTCTTTTTTAACGGGTACAGAATCCTGTAAATTTTGATCGCGAAACCACTCGTTGTAGATTAGATTCATTCCACGTAGAGGTAGAGCAGATATAGTTACCTGCTCAGGATCGGTGCCGGGTGGTATTCCCATGTAGTCGAAAACTGATCCTGCTGCAATAGGTTGTGATCCTGTTAATCGTGGTACAAGGAAATCTGTTGAGTCGTCGGGATCGTCTTGTTCTCCCTGAAATCTTTGCCAGTTTTCCCAGATCAAGCGATTTGGTACCGAGAAGAAGAAACTCGTAATTTTCATGTTATCCATGATGGGTTTTAGCGGAGTTGATAGCCTGGCGAATAATGTCGCATTAAGTTTGAAGGAGTCTCCGGGCAATGCTTCGTCAACATAGAATGGAATTAGGAAGGATGAGTCAAACGTGGTTTTGTATCCGCATGATCGGTCGAATGATGAGCGGTTAATATTTGCCTGTGGGACCTGGCTAAAGTGTGATTGATTTGGGGAACGTAGTTTACTCATTTGACTGCCTCAAGTTTTTTTGTAGGTGTGTATTCATTCGCGGATCCGAGGGATATTTTAGCGTCGTGAAACTGTATTTGCGCTGTATTATCGTCAAATGAGCCAATTTCAAATAGTGTGAAATCGGATGGATATTTGTGGAATGTGCTGTTCTCATCTCGGCAAGCTTCTTCGAAGCTTCGCAATGCACCGCCAGTAGATTGGTTAAAGAATGGGGACATGTAGGCTTCAGTTTTTGAATCATAGATAGTAAATATTTTAAGTAGCATTAGAGTTCTCGTTTAAGTTTATCCAACTTTCGTTGGGTTATTATTTCACCGGCTTTTAGCCGGAGGTCTGTGTAATCGAAATTTTCGTAGGCTTCGGTTTTTCTTTTTTCTTTGATGGAGTCCATGAGTTCTGGATGTATTGCTTCCATGAGTTGGTCGTAGTAACGAGGTATTTTTGCATATTGAACACCTTTTTTAGTCAGTATTTGAAGTTCGTCATGTGGGAATATATCAGTAAAATACTGGTCGAACCAGTCTTTTGCGATTCCAGGCTTTCTGGACATCGCTGTATATTCGGGCTTTCGTTGTGTGGTTAGTCCATGTTGAGTTAGGTGTGTGTAGTCGGCTTCAGGGCCGAGTTGCTTTTTCATGATGTAGCGAGCCACGTATGAGCATGACTCATAAGTGACGTCTGAGACGTCTGTATTGCCTTTTCCCCAGAGTTTAGTGAGTTTTAAGGATGTGTATAGGGTTTGACCCTGTTTGTTCGTCCCGTAGGGTTCTAGGTCTTTTGGTTTGTATCCAAAGAAGATGATGTGGTAATGAGGGCGTTTTGTGTAATTTTCGCCATACTCACCACACATGTAGTAGCGGAATTTTATTCCTTTATTGCGGAGTGACTTGAAGAATTTTTGTATATGGTGATGATTTAGGCTTTCATCTACGGGGAGATATTCGTCTCTGTAGGTGAGGGTAACGAATGAATTGTTATCGTGGAGTGAAGCTTCATGCAAGCATCTGACAGCCCAGACTTTAGCTCTAGAGAGTCTACAGCCTGTACATTGACCACATGACAGGCATATAGGCTCTGCGTGAGGATGAGGATCGTACTTGAAGCGGATAAGGTTTTTACCATTGGCTCGCATCCTCTTGGAAGCCAAGAGGGGTTTATAGCAAGGCATTTATAAACGGTAGCCCCCGCGCATATTTGAGCGCGGAGCGTTTTTCTTGTTCATACGGGTTGCTCCCTTCGTGAACATTTTTTTAGATTTGCGCCGTGAAAGTTTGCGTGGTCGTCTCATAATATTAACTCCAGTTGTGTATTGGGTTCCTTTTCAATATGGAACCATTGGGCGATAGTCTCGCCAGAATTGTTGTAATAAGAAGGATCATACCTGTTTTTTTCCATCATCCAGATCACTCTTTTGCCCTGGGCAACTCTAGGGAGGAGAAATGTGATCTTTTTGTAATATTTATCAATATATTGCATGTTTTTTACTTGATTTAAAAGCGTAATTTTTTGACCTTTGGTGGGATCTAGTCACTCCGCACAGTTAGAGACAAGTAGTCTAACTGTATTTACGCCTCGGTGGGATCGTCAGGAGCGACACCAGAGGCGTTATTTTCACCCGGTTCTGCAGTGGGGTCACCAATTGGTTCGGTTGACCGAGATTGCAAGGAGGAAGGATCGGCTAAGCCCATCTCTACGAGTTCCTCCAGATTGTCCGGGTTTGATGCAAAGGCAAGGAAGGTTCCGGGATCGTCGTCGAAGTCTCTGCGAATCCTTGCGGGGAGTGCGCCGAATAGATCATTAGCGAGCATTATTTTATTTTGTGCTTCTTGATAGTCTATCGGGTTTGAATAGTCCCCGTATGTAGGTTGATCGGTTCGCATTTGAGGGAGGATCCCTGTTTTATGATAACGCTCAATGACGTGATTTAGATCAAAGTCATTTTTGAATGCGCGTTTTGTCCTGGTTGGTAATGTGAATTTAATATCACCAGGGCGGGACTGGTTTTTTGGTGCTTTGCATTTTGTCATTACTTTTCTCCGAAAGGAAATGGTTTACGGTTCGACTCGGGTATATCGTACTTTTTGTACTTTTCGTCGACCTTGTAAGGTTTGGGGTTTGTTTTATATTTGGAATCGTTTTTAATCTGGTTAAACATGTTTTCCAGAAGTGTCATGGCTCTCGCCGACTGGATTCCAAGTTGCTCTGCTAATTGCTCGAGAGCGACTCCGCCAGATGCGATTGCTTCGCCCAGACGTTTAGCAGAGGTTCCTAGTTGCTCAGCTAATATCTGAGCAGGTTCAAGTATGTTTGTTTGTGCGATTGTTCTTTCTTTTTCTGCATTTGTCTTTGCAGTTGTAGCCTGAGTTTGTAGTGTATTGACCAGTGCAGGAACTGCCTGGACAAGCATGTCCGCACTTTTAGCGGTTGTTGATTGAGCAGGTATTGATGCACCTGCAGGGGTAGATGCTCCGCCTTTCATATAGGCGAGCATTGGATTTAATCCTGCCTCCTTCATGTCAGCCATAGATCGTTGATAAGCCGTGGATGACATTCTTTCTTGAAATGCCATTTGTTCACGGGATATATCGCGATTCGCTTCATTAGCCTTTTTTTGTCCAAGGAACGAAAGCGCACTCCCAACAAGGGGTGCGCCTGCGGCTAGTCCTGATAAGAAACTCATCAGAAGTGATCGATCATGCCTGGTACTGCATAGGTCGGCATTGGTCGCGCGGTTTTAAGATCAAGATAAGAGTCGAGAATAAACTGAGGTTCGGTCGGTACAGCGACGATTCTCTCGACAGGTGGATTATCTACGATGAATTCCTCATTGAGTACAGGAAGATTTGC